CTCGCCGGATCTGTTGCCGGATTCCTGCGGGCTGTCTTCGTGTTCGGTGAATGCTGGGTATGGCATAGCGTTATCCTAAAATCGGAACCATTGGCAGGCCAGTGATTCCGGCTGATATTTGCCGCTGGATTTCAATCGACTCTTTCGCCAGTTCAATCTGTTGCTTTTGGAGTTCTTCGGTCTTCTTCGGTGCCAGTTGTTCCTGAAGTCGCTGGAACACTTGCAAGGCTCCGCCGCGTTCGATTCGAACTTGCTCAGCAACGGCCGTTGCCAGTGTTTCCTGAATTGGAATCAATGGCGGTGCCGGTTCTCGCTTCGGTGCTTGTGCCTGTTTCTGCTGTTCTTGGAATGCCGCACTTGCAGCCGCTCGACGTTCTTCAATTCTCTGCTTCCTGACGACGTCCAATTCAGCCATCACCGCTTCCCGCAGACTCCCACGGGAAACCATCGGGCTGAATTCCAATCGTGGCATTTCAGTCTTCGGCTGATTGCCCATCAGTACAGACGGACTGAGGTTCTGTGCAATCACCTTGCCGGCTTCGACTGTGTACGACAGCAGCTCGCGGATTCTGGTTCCGATGTCGCTCACGATATCGCCGATCAATTTCGGCAGACTCGAAAACACAACGCCGATAGTAACGCCCAGATCCTGCCACAGCTCACGCTGTTCCGTGAATGCCGCTCTCAGATTGGCAATCATCAGCCCCACTGACGACGTCGCTTGTCCTGTTGTGTCAGCGATTCCGTTCAAGGCCTCCAGAACATCATTCGCCACCGGCAGGAAACTGTTTCCGATAGCAATCGCCAGTTGCTCAATATTGGTCTTGAACTTCGACAGCATCCCGCCCGTCGTCTGCGATATCCGGTCATTCATCCCGGCCAATCGGCCGCCGCTTGTCGTCAGTTTCTCCAGTGCATCCCGCACCATGTCATAAGATATCAATCCGTTTTCCATGTCCTTCTTCAGGTCGGCCATGCTGCGGCCTGTTGCCTGGCTGATTTCGAACAACGGCGAAAACCCGCTGTTGATTAACTGATTCGCTTCCTGCCCCATCAGACGTCCGGCCGCTTTGACCTGTGCCATACCACGCGCCAACAGCATCAGTTGTTCCGTGTCGCCTTGTGCCACTTCTGTCAGATTTGTCAGGATGCTGAAGGCTTCGTCTGTCCCAACTCCGAAGTTCATCATCAGCTTTTGGGCTTGTGCGAGTTCCTGCACACCGAACACGGTTTTCTTGTCCAGTTTTCGCATCTGATCCAGTAAATCGCGAGTCTTCTCCACGCTGCCCGTCAGGACCTCGAATGAAATCGCGGTCTTCTCCGCGTCCATCGTCAACTGTGCCATCTTGACCAGTCCGGCCGTCGCTCCGAGTCCAGCCAGCACACCGCCAAGACCGCTGAACGCTCCGCGAATTCCAGACAACGCCCCGCCGACTCGCTTTGCCGCATTCGTCAGACCGTCCATTGCCGACGATGCTTTGCGGGCTTGCGTGTCAACCTGCCGCATTCCCTCGGCACTGAAAACAACCTGTGCTTCTTGGACTACTACAGCCATTACTTCGCGTCCTGTTTCTGCCAGATGTCTTCAGGGCACCACATGCCGCACCACACCAGAACCTGATACATGGTCATTCCGCCAATCTGCTCAGGTGTCCAACCGTATCGCTCAGACAGATTCCGGAATATCGTCGCCCATGGCACAGTGCGGCGTGACGGCAAATTCGCACCCCCGCCACCGGGTGATCTCAGTTTCCCAGTTCAGGCCGTTCGTCGACTTTGTGCAGTGCATGGATAACCGCTTTCATGTCCGCGAACCACTCAACAAAATCGCACCCTAACTGAATGCCCTTTTCGATGGGCAATCCCGGCGGGAATTCGTCCGAGTGATGAACCGACAACGCACGCCAAACTGAGTAGCCGATTCCCCGCAAGGATTCGTCGAATCGCTCTTCGTCCTGAAGTGTTGCAATCAATGGACGCGCCGCAACATCAGCCGCGATTTTGTACGCCGCCTGACGTGCTGCCGGATCTTTGATGTCTTCCAATCCGGCATACGGGCTTCCCATTCGTTGCAGGATGGCTTGTTCTTTCAAGGCGTGATCGGCCAACGTGCGAATCGCCAGCCGATACACTCGCCCATCTTTCGACAACTCAATGGCCCGTCGGCCAATCAGATTGAATAAACCGTCCGCCACGGTCTCTACTCCTGGTTAGTCATTAGGAAATGATATCAAACGCTGTGCCAGACTTCGCAGGTAATCCCTGGCCGTCGAAGGCATAGTCGATCGCTACCGGATCTCCGCTGTCAGCGTCAAACGTGATCGGCCCAACTTCGGTGATAACGATCGTCCCGCTGATGTAGTCATCGCTATCAGCGTGAAACTGTGCCGCCACTTCGTCACCTCGTGCAAGAGGTTGTGCCCCTCCAGCATGAAGCATGATCGTGACAGATCCAGACCACTCACCCACGCCGACGGTCGTTTTCCGCCATCCGCCTGTTGAGTTCGTGGCATATTTTGCGGACGCTCCGCCGATAGTCAACTCCCACTTTCCAGTGTGGTCAACTTCGGTCGGAGATGCCCCGGTTTTGAACGTCATCGACTTGCCCGTGAATGGCGTACCTGCTGCCATGTCTTATCTCCTGATTACGGTTTTGCGGTTGCTGAATAGAGAATCCCGATTTTCAGATTCGTGGCCGTCGTAGCCACGCCCAGAATCGTCACGAAGTCGCCTGATGCCAGATCGGCATATGGTGCAATCCCTCCGGCATTCACGCTGCAAACGTAAACCTGACCGACGGTAAATGCCGAATTGAAAGTCAGGTTTCCGCCGTAGCAGTACTGCAACGGCTGGCCGTCGCTCGCTCCGTGTAACGCGATACCAATCGCCTTCGACGATGCCAGGACATCCGCATCACAGGCTTTCAGTTTGTTGCTGACTGTCGTGTCAGCGTAGACTGGCTGACCGGCTGTTACCGTTCCCCCGGCTGTTCCGTAGCCGATCAGGCTGGTTGCTGTTTTTACGACGCTCGCCGCTGTCACACTAACGTCTGCCATGTGTTCACACTCCCACGTGCATCAGGTCGAACTGAACCGATGTCGTCCAGATGCCTGTTGCTTCGTCCTGAGTTGTTGTCATTTGCCCTGACGGCTTCGCGGTAGCAATCTCAACCGCGCTGCCCGTGAATCCCTGATTCTGCCAACTGCTGACCGCCTGTTGTCCGATCGCCTTGCTGCGGTCGTAGTCAATCGACATGCAGGCCAACGTCAACGAAGTCCGCCATCCTTGACTACTGTTTGTTCTCCATGCCGGTTCACTGACCGCATCGAATACCACCAGATCATCGAAGTATCCGTCTTCGTCGTTGTCGTCATCTTCTGTCTCTAAAAACTGGTCAACGCTGGCAACAACTCTTTCAACTGGAATCAGATCGCACAGTGCGGCAGTAGCGGCCCACCATTCGCCGATCGCCTTGTCAATTCCAGTCTCCGCCATTATCTCACCACTGCCTTTTTCTTGCCCGCCTGCGGCCTGAGTTGTTGCTTCAGACTGTTGCCAATTTCCGCCCCGAATAGGTTCAGATTGTTATTTACTGCCGGCTTCAAAAATGGCCTCTGCTTACCGTCCTGGCGAAACTCCCACATGGCCATGTAAGGTGCAACCCGCTTATCAACGTATGTTCTCGCCTCTGGTTTCTTGCCCTTCATTCTGAGTTCAGCAGTGATTGACTTCCGGCCCTTACCAGTTCGCATCTTTGGAGGTTCACCCGGCTTGCTCGCCCCGGATGATTCCCGCAACTCCAGCAACGTCACACCTGTAAGATCAGCTTCGCCGGACAACGTCAGGCGGTTGAATTCCCTTTCCTTTGCCCTGCGGGCAGCGTTCCGTCTTTTGATCCTGTCCTTGTTGTACTTTTTCGCCCTGCGGATTAGTGACTTCGTTTGTTTTCGTGCGGCCTTTGCTGTTCGCTTCGTGGCCTTGACCGTTCGTTTCAACTTCCGAACGGCCCGTTTTGAAACTTTCCTGCCGGCTCGTGCCAGGCTGTTGCTGGCCAGTTTTCTTTCCAGTTTTCTGGTGGCTCGGTTGACTCGCTTTCGCGTTGCTTTCACCCGCTTTGCGATAGCCTTATTGGCCTTCGCTCGCAGTTTCGAAAACTTGCTCTTTTTACGTCTCCGAGACATCGTATCCCATCGCCTTCTTTCGCTCACGATGCCATTCAGCTTCTGCCCGTTGCTTTGCAGCCGCCCGTTTCTCTCTTGCCCTCGCGTTCTTCCTGTCCATCTGTTCGCGTGTCGGTTTCGGGAACTTCCGGCTCACCAACTGCTGAGCAATCGCCTGACACAACAACGCGGCTTTCTTCAGGCTCTTCCCGGCCGCCGTGTTGAGTGATCGCATCAACTCCGGCCGTCGGTCGATCTTCTTAATTTTGACGCTCACGTGTCGCACCTGCTGCAAATCAGGTACGGCAGATCAACCCGGTTGAACTGATTTTCCAGCCGATCAATCCGATACGTTTCGCCGTCCGCATTCGTGATCGTGTCTGCCACGTTCACGTCTCGCAGGTTCTGGAGAATACAGTAGTATTCGCCAACAATCGCCCGACGTTTGCCGGACTGTGTCGCGGATATCTCAGCACTCGACAGGAACCACTTCGCGCGAACCTGTGCCACCTCAGAATCGACGAAGGCCCGTTCAGCCTTTGCCGGACCTGTCGCCATTCGTCGCTGTTTCAGTGTCACAAACTCAGTCAGTTGCAGGTGACAGTATGACCGTTGCATGGCTGTTTCTGCTGGGTCAGTGAACATCACCACCCACGTTGTCGTCACGTTGCCGCGTTTGACTCTGAACGTGTCACCAGCATTGACTGCTGTCGTGCTGGCTGGTGTCCAGATGTGTGCCCGCCTGATCGTCTGCCGGTCTGGCTGTTCGATTAGTCGAACCACTCGCGGGATAGCCACGCCTGCGGAATTCGTCCACGTCGCCTGTTCACCGAGTTCATCGGTGTTCAGGATCGAGCAAACGTCTTCCGCAAACTGGTCTCTCAGGCTCATCGTGCCCGGCTCGGCTGAGGTGTGGTTGTGGCAGATTCTTCCAGCGTGATGAACTCACGACTGGCCAGATTCTGCACCATGACATCATCGACTTCATTGACGGTCAGTGTGACCGGCTTCCCGTCTGTCACTTCAAGAAACGCACCTGTCGAAAGGCGGCTTCGAAAGTGTCGTTTGTTGGTCTCTTTGTGCCGGCCTTCTGCCGCTTTCCCGAGTCCGATTTTGTACGTTGGCATTGCTGAAATCCTCCCGCCGAAAAGATGCTGCGATTGCATGGCGGATGCAATCGCAGCCACCGGCAACCGTCGTTGCCGGTGTTGCTCAGATTACACCGCCGTCATCAGGTCGTCAGAGTGCAGAGAATCGAAGTCCACCACGCGAAATACCCGACGTTGTAACGGGCTTCGGTCATGAACTTGACGTCCTTTGTCTCCAGGTCGTCGATGCCTTTCATCATTCGCGTCAGCGGCTCACGTCGCTGGAACACGAAAGGCTTCACGGCTTCGCCTGTTTTGAACAGGTACAACTTGACGTCGCTTGTCAGGTACGGGCTGGACACAATGTTCGGACGATCCACAACCACGTTGGTGCTGTTGCTGATAAGTTCCGATTCAAGTGCGTCGTACACCAGATCCCGCAACGCCAGCGGAACCAGCAACGTCAGGTCATTCAGGCGGCTAACCGTCGGGCGGTTGTACAACTTGCCCTGATCGTTCTTGAACGCCAACATCGTTCGGATCATCTTCCGAATTGCGGTCTTGATCTCCGCAACGGTCGGTGCCGATGTGCTGGCAACGGTGCTGGTGATGTCGTTCGACTGAGTGCCCGAGTTGCCCCAGACGTGGTCAGTGTCGAAGAAAAACTGGCCATCGAAACAAGCTGTGCTCTCGCCTTGTTCGAGAACGGAAAACCACAGTTCATCAGGATGATGCGCGGCTTCGATTCCCAACTGTTCGAGAACTGGCCCATACTGCCCGAGGTTGTCGTCAGCCAGATCGGTTTTCTTAATCAGCAGGCTGCTTTCCCAGT